ATGGGCGCATTCGGAAGAACTTTGCAGCAGTTGGATACTATTATGACGAAGAGCTTGACGCATTCATAGCGCCAAAACCTTTTGATTCTTGGACGCTTGATTCCAAAGCACAGTGGCAAGCGCCAAAACCTTATCCAAAAGACAAAAAGATTTACTTCTGGAATGAAGAGAACCTCAACTGGGATCTGGCGGAATAAAATGGCAGTCACATACAATTCAACAATAGACATAGGTTCTAACTGGGCAGTTACTTTTGAGTATAAAGATACTGACGGCGCTCCAATTAACCTCACAGGCTATACGGCGGCTATGCAAGTACGCACAACCCCAGAAGCTTCTACTGCGCTGATCTCTCTTGCAACTGGCAGCGGAATTACTATTACAGGCGCAACAGGAACAATCGCGGTTCAGATAACGGCTGCGCAATCTAATTCACTTACCGCTTCTACCCAAGCTGGAACCCCTTACGTTTATGATCTTGAAATCACTTCAGGCTCAGTCGTTACTCGATTAGTGCAAGGAATCCTCACCGCCTCAGCGAATGTGACAAGATAAATGGCTGAAACAATAGTAATTACGCAACTTCCGAATCCAATCATTCAAGTATCAACTCCGGGTCCAATAGGGCCAGCAGGAGCAACGGGAGCAGCAGGAGTCGGTGTGCCAGCAGGAGGTACTACTGGACAAGTCTTGGCAAAAATTGACGGAACAAATTACAACACGCAATGGGCTACCTCTTCTGCTTATTCTACAATCACGCTAGGCTCGACGGCTTTAACTTCGGGCGCAACCGTATCGAATGTAGATTCTTTAACAATTAACTCAACAACGATCCCAAGTTCAGCTACATTACTTATTGCAGGAGGCGCACTTGGTACTCCTACTTCTGGAACTCTTTCTAACGCAACAGGGTTGCCAATCAGTACAGGTGTTTCAGGATTAGGAACAGGAGTCGCGACTTTCCTAGCAACTCCTTCTTCTGCCAACTTTGCAGCAGCAATCACAGACGAAATTGGAACAGGAAATGTTCAGTTATCGGACTTAGCCACTAGCGCGCAGGTAGCTTCTTATACATTGGTTCTTGCAGATAGAGGCAAGCTTGTCGAAATGAACAACGGATCTGCCAACAATTTAACTGTTCCCTTAAATGCAACTGTCGCGTATCCAACAGGAACGCAGATTAACATTTTACAAACTGGAGCAGGGCAAACAACGGTGGTAGCAACAGGAGGCGTAACAATCAACGCAACTCCGGGACTGAAATTGCGAGCGCAGTGGTCTTCGGCAACTCTTATTAAGCGAGGAACGGATACTTGGGTTCTCGTCGGTGATCTGAGCGCATAATGCCGATACTCGGAATAACTGCGTCTTCTGCTATTGCCAGCAATCTTTCTCGACCTATTGAATACCTTGTTATTGCAGGTGGCGGAGGCGGAGGCAGGTCTTTCGGTGGCGGTGGAGGTGCTGGAGGATACAGAACAGGAACATTGAATGTTTCAAGCTCTCCTTTCACAATTACTGTCGGCGGAGGCGGTGCTGGCGGTACTTCGAGTATCGGTGGCAATGGAAGCAACTCAGTATTTTCAAGCATTACTTCTACTGGCGGTGGCGGTGGAGGTTCTGACGCTGGCGATCCAGACAACGGAGCCAATGGCGGTTCTGGTGGTGGCTCTGCTATAGATCCAAACACTACGGCAACTGGAATCTCTGGACAAGGAAATAACGGCGGACTTGGAAGCAGAGCAAACGAAAGACTCGGCGGTGGCGGTGGCGGTGGAGCAGGTGGCGTCGGCGGAAATAATAACGGCGCAGGAACCGCTGGCTCTGGCGGAAGTAGCGCGACCTCTTCAATAAATGGCACCTCGACTGCTCGCGCAGGAGGAGGAGGAGCTGGTGGGTCTAGCGCATACGCAACAAGTGCTGGATCTGGAGGTGGTGGTGGCGCTGGAAGTGGCGGCTCACCGGGAAATGCTGCAACAGGTAATACTGGCAGCGGTGGTGGTGGCGGTATGCAAGGTAATAACGGAGGAAATGGCGGAAGCGGAATTGTAATTCTTGCTTATGCCGACACTTACCCAGCTCTCACTTCGATTGGTGGCTCTTTGGTCTATTCACAACCAACACGCGCAGGATTTCGAGTTTACCAATTCACCGCAGGAACAGGAACAGTAACTCTTTAATAGCTGAAGCGTTTCTGTTACTATTACGCAAGCCGAAACATAAGGGCAAACTAGGGAGATTCACGTGGGTCTAAGAGATCGAATCGCAAAAGCAATCGCAGGAACAGATGTAGAAAAAGCAGCGCCCAATCTCCCAGCCGGTGCAGTCGCAATGACTGAACAACAAATGCGCCAAGCTAACGGCGCAATCGGACAAACTTATGGCAACAACGTTCCGCTAGAGCGCAACCCTTGGCTCTCTATGGTTCCGTTTGGTCCGGGAAATCCAATTACGCCCGGCGCAATCAACCCTCTTCGTCCAGACGGACGCCCTGATCCTCGACGCTATGAATACCAAGTAGCGCAAAACATAAACATTACAGAAACGCGTCTTGTTCCATTCAAGACTCTTCGAGCAGCAGCAGATCAGATCGACATAATTCGTCGGTGCGTTGAAGTTATTAAATCAAAGCTCGTAGGATTAGATTTCGACATTGTGCTTGGCCAAGACGCAGGTGAAAAGATTCAATCCAAGAGCGGTGGAGATCACGTTCGCGCAATGGTTACTGCTCGCGAAGAATTAACCGAAGAGATTGACCGCATTCGCACATTCTGGGAAAATCCAGACAAAGCCAACGGATTAACTTTTACCGATTGGCTAATGATTGCGCTTGAAGAGGTTTTGGTCATTGACGCTCTTGCAATCTGGCCTCAAAAAACAGTAGGCGGAGAACTTTATGGCTTGCAGATTCTTGACGGCGCAACAATTAAGCCTCTCCTCGACGACCGAGGCATGCGACCTATGGCTCCGGCTCCTGCATTCCAGCAGATTCTTTACGGATTCCCTCGCTCTGAATTCTCAGCTAATAGCGACGACCCACAGGCAGACGGCGAATTTACTTGCGACGACCTTGCTTATCTTGTGCGCAATCGCCGAACAACGAGCGTTTATGGCCAAAGCCCAGTAGAGCGCTCGCTCCCTCTTGCAGACATTTATCTTCGACGCCAGCAATGGATTCGCGCTGAATACACAGACGGCGTGATCCCTGCAATGATGTTTGAAACAGACGCAACTTGGGGAACAAATCCTGATCTCTTACGCGCGTATGAGAACATTCTCAACGATGATCTTGCAGGGCAGACAGAGCAACGCAAGCGTGCTCGCCTATTGCCGACCGGCTTAAAAGCGGTAATGGACGAAGGCTATGGCGAGAAGTTCAAAGATACTCTGGATAACTTTCTCATTGAGTCAATCTGCGGCCATTTCGGAGTCCAGCCAACAGAAATTGGCTACAATCCAAAGGGTGGTCTAGGCGGAGCAGGGTTTGAAGAGGGCAAGGCTGGAAATGCTGAAGCTCTTGGAGCGCAGCCTCTTGTAAATTGGCTGAACAAAATGCTCACAAATCTTTCTTACGCTTACCTTGGAATGCCACGCGAGCTAGAGTTTAAGCTTATGCCAAGCAAGCGCCAAGATACAGAATCTTCTGCGCGCAAACACCAAATCGAGATCACCTCAGCTGCTAAGACAGTCAATGAGGGCAGAGCAGAGCTTGGCTTGCCTCTCTTGGATACCCCACAAGCCGACATGCCAATTCTGCTCGCCGGGCAATCCGTTCTCCTCTTCAGCCCGGACGGAATTATTGACGCAATGGCTGGAGGATCAGCTCCTCAGCTTGAATCCGACGGCGTGACAGAGATTGAAGGAACAGAGGGCGAGAATGCTCCAGCAAAGCCGGAAGTAAAGCCGGAAGAGCCGGAGGTTGAGCCGGAAGAGCAAGAAGAGGCTGAGCCAAACAAGATTGAAGTAGCAGCTGAGGTAAAAGCCTTTATGAAATGGGCTAACAAAGGGCGCAGAGGCCGAGATTTTGAGTTCAAAACCCTAGATTCTGTCGTTGCCGACGCTCTCAATCGTTGCGCAATGGAGGGAGATCTGGAAACAGCTCGCCAGCTAGCCAAGGCGTACATTTCCTAATGTGGGGCGCTCACAAGGCTGACGGGCGCATAGCAGCGAGGAATTCGGTCAAGGTCCGGGCTGCAATTCGGCAAAGTATCGACGCCCGGGACATTTTTGAGGAGTATTCCAAGAGCCAGCCCTATCCAAGCGGCGACATTACGCAAGATCGCGCTCGCGCTAGGGCTTGGGCAATGCTCAACGTTCAGATAAATCTGGAGCCTATTACCGCGGTGATCTCAAAGCTATACGCTGACGGCTATCTCCTTGGGGAAGCTGCTGCTCAGGAGGCCGTAGCTCAGGCCCGTCGTAAGGCCGATAAATCGCTCACAAAGGCCGACGCCAGCGTGGATTGGAGCAGCTGGACGCCCGGCAATAAGGCGACAGCTCTATTACTGCGGCCTCGCGGAGCTTTTAAGCGGCTCCTCGACGGCGCTGGGATCGTCAGTAAAGCAATCGCCAAAGCCGGATACGACAAAATTGGAACAGCTCTGGCAGACGCAATCGCTTCTGGAGCTAGCCCAACGCAAGCAGCAAAACTCATAACAGAGAAGATTGGAGATCCTGCGCGAGCGCTAACGATTGCAATTACTGAGCAGAATCGCGCAATGTCTGTTGCTGCTCGATTCTTTTATGAAGAGTCTGGAGTTGAAAAGGTTGAATGGAATGCGGTTCAGCCTTGCGACATTTGTGCGCCTAATGACGGGCAAGTTGTAAATCTTGGCCAAGCTTTTGACTCTGGAGATACCGAACCACCTGCTCACCCTAATTGCCGGTGCGCTTTGCTCCCAGTTATTGAAGGTATGGTTGATGATCCAAGTCTCGGCCAAGATTATCTCGACAGTCTGTCGTATGATTAGCGGTAACTCGAAGGAGATCCAATGGCGTTAAAAAGTTATTCGGTAACTTTAACCGACACTCCAACTATGATTGTTTCAAATGACGGCAAGTTTGGAAAAATGGACGTTTTCATTAACAACATTGACAATACAAATGATTGCCACGTTGGGGCGTCTAATGTTTCAATTACCAATGGCTATGTACTTACTAAATTTACCACAACCGGAATTGCAAACAAGTTTGAGATTCAGCTTTTCTCTGGAGATACTCTTTACGGAATCTGTGCAGCAGGTAAAACCGCGGTGGTAGGCGTCTTGCTTACCGGACAGTTCTCGAACTCATAATGGCAGACGGATTCATACCTCCGGCACCCGTTCGCGCTAATGCGAAACGCGGTCTAGAATTACGGGAGAAATACGGAAGAGGCGGAACCGCTATTGGAGTCGCTCGCGCGCGCGACCTTTCGAACGGCTCTGCCGTATCCTTGGATACAGTAAAAAGAATGACCTCGTACTTTGCTCGCCACGAAGTGGATAAAAAGGGCGAAGGCTGGGGAGTAGATAGCGCTGGCTACATAGCTTGGTTGCTATGGGGTGGCGACGCAGGGTGGGCATGGGCTAAAAAAATTGTGAAAGAAAATGAATCTAAGGAGAAATCGACAGTGAATGATTTAACTACCGCCTTTTTTGAGATTGTCAAAGCTGATAAGCGCGACGACGGAACCCTTATGGTTTACGGAAAGGCGACAGACGATTCTCTGGACATTGACCAACAGATTTGTGATCCTGTTTGGCTTGACCGAGCTATGCCAGAGTGGTTCAAATCTGGCGGAAACATTCGCGAGCAGCACTCTTCAATCGCTGCTGGAGTTGCCAAGGAATACGAGAAGAAAGCCGACGGGCATTACATTCACGCGCTTGTTGTTGATCCAATCTCAGTCAAGAAAGTAGATACAGGAGTCCTCAAAGGCTTCAGTATCGGAATCAAATCCCCACGCGTTGTGCGCGATACCAAGGCAGTAAACGGAAGAATCATTGACGGCCAAATCGTCGAAGTGTCGCTTGTTGATCGCCCAGCGAACCCCAACTGCCAACTTGTCCTCGCCAAGAGCGCAGAAGGCGAAAGCGGTATGTGGAAAACTGAAGAGCTAATCGAAAAAGAAGAGACAGATTACGAAGGAATCAACGCCGGCGGAGAAAGCTCAGAGCCAGCGGATAAGGAACTTTACTCACGCGTCAAAGCTGAAGCCAAGAAGAAGTTTGAAGTTTATCCTTCAGCGGTAGCGAATGCTTGGGTAACTCGCGAATACAAAAAGCGCGGAGGCACATACAAGAAGAAAGAGAAGAGTGCAGAAGCAAGCCCTCTTGTACTAGAATTACTCCAGATTTCAGACGACGCAGAAAAGAGAGCACTACTTATGAAGAACGCACAAGAACTTATCGAACTCTCAAAGTCAATCGCTCCTGCGGACATTGTTAAGTTTGACCAGAAGCTATACGAAGACGCGCGTCGCGCTCTTGCCCAACTCATTGTTGTCGAAGCTGGTGAAATGGATTCAGAAGGCAGCAACGAGGAAATGTCTATCGCTCACCTGCTCTCAGCGGTTCACCATTTATTCGAGTGGTATCAGGGCGAAGTTCGCGAAGGCGAAGTCTTAGAAGCAGAAGACATTGAATTGGCAGCAAAGCCAGAAGACGAAGAAAAATCTCACCACATGAAAGAAATGAAACCAAACAAGGGTGAAACTTTTGACGCATTCAAGGCGCGCTGCAAAGAGGCTGGAATGGACGAAGAGTTTGCAAAAGAATGCTACTCAAAATACACCTCAGCTAAAGAAGGACACAAATCTGCCGAAACTCACAAGTGCTTAGAATGCGGTTGCGGTCTGCCAGAAGAATCTCACGGCCGATCAGACGTTACCACCGCGGACATTGTTTCTCCTGAAGAAACTCCCAAGAGCGCAGAGCCAACAGAGGTTGTTTCTGAGCTAAAGGATCAAGAATTGCCAGAGGCAGAAGAGGCTGCTCCAGCTGAAGAAGCTACGCCAGCAGAAGAAACTCCTGCAACAGAAGAGGCTCCAGCAGCCGAAGAAGAAAAAGTTTCTGAGGGTGAAAATCTCGCAGAAGAAATTGAAGCAATCGTTGAGAAAGCAATCAAGAGCGCTACCGAATCTCTAAAGTCAGAGATCGCCCAACTAGCTAATGCAAAAGAGGCAGCAGTTAGTAAGGCGGTAGGTTTGGAATCGGAGTTAGCAGTTGCAAAGTCACTCGCGGTCGCCGGTGGTCCGAAAAGGACTATCAAACCAGTCGATCATTCAACAAATGATCTTCTAGTAAAGGCAGCCACCTACAAGGCTAAAGCAGACGCGTCAACTGACCCTGATCTTATGAAGGGTTACAAACTTTTGGCGGAGAAATACTTCACCGAAGCAGACGCAATTACTAAAAACAACTAACCCGAAAGGAACTAAACTCATGGCGGAAATGCCACGCGCAAAGGATCTCTTCGGCGACGCAAGCCCACTCGAAGCAGCTCAGAAAATGGAAGAGTTTACCGAAGTCCTCGGTAAGTCACTTTCAAACTCTTCTTCTGTTCCGGGTCAAGCGCCAGCCGTAGATCCAACTGCTCAACTTGAAGCACTGGCAGCAAGCAAGTCGCTCGCTCCAGACGCTCTCGCTGGTCTCAACAATGCTCTCGCTTCTCAGCGTCTAGCAATGCAGGAGATTCAGAAAGACATTACTCTCACCTCTCCATTGAGCACCTCTTTCGCAGCCTTCGATCTCGAAGCACCTGCAAAGCTGCTCACACCACGACCAACTCCACTTCGTAACCGCATTCCGCGCAAGAAGGGCGTTGGTACTTCACACCGCGTCAAGAGAATTCTTGGATACACAGGTACAGGTACAGGCGGAGTCGGACAGACTTGGCCGGGTATCACAGAAACTTCAACTCAAGCGTTCGGTTCAATCAACTACGAGCGCGGTAAGTTAATTTCTTACGCAGCTGATGATCTAGTTCTACCTTACAACTCATACTCACTTTCAGATTCAGTAAGCTTCGACGCTAACTTCTCTGGCCTTGGGTATCAGGATCTCCGTCAGCTTTCATCTACTTCTACTCTATACGCAACAATGCTTATGGAAGAGCGCATGATGCTTATGGCACGCGGAACTGCTTCAGGTTATTCAGGAGCGCTTTCAGCACCAACATTCGCACTTGCTTCTCCAGTTGCTTCAGGATCACAGGTTGCAATCGCAGCAAACACTTACTACGTTAACGTAACTGCTGACGCTGGTATTTCAACAACAGGTTTCGGTGAGTCAATCCTCGGAACTGAAGCGAATACTGTTGTTGCTTCTGGCGACGTTCTTACAGTTACAGTTTCAACTGCGGTTGCTGGCGCTCTTGGTTACAACATTTATGTTGGAACTGCAACAGGTGCAGCAAACCTCAAGTATCAGGGAACGCTTCGCGGAACAGGTACCTTCACAATTCAGGGTGCAGGAACTCAGGGCCTAACTGGTAACAACGCAGCTCTCACCACAACAGGTGCAGCAGCTTCTCGTGCAAGCGCAGATACTTCTGCTTATGCAACAGGTTACGACGGAATCCTTCCAACAGTTCTTGGTGCAAACTCAGGATTTAACAACGCAATCAACTCCACATTCTCAACCTCTAATCCGGGTGCGGAATTCCAGACAGTGTTTGCGCGTCTTTATGATTCAGTCAAGGCAGATCCAGATTTGGTTCTCCTTAACGGTAATGACCGCAAGCAGCTCTCAGACGCAATCAAGTCTGGCTCAAATGCTAACTATCGTTTAACTATTAACGACCCGGGCACAAGTGGAACCACTTATGGCTCAATCGTTACCGGTCTTCAGAATGAAGTTACAGGTAAGGCAGTAGATCTTGAAGTTCACCCTTGGCTTCCACAGGGCGTATCTCCAGTTCTCTCCTTCACACTTCCAATTCCAGATACAGAGGTTTCCGATGTATGGAGCAACTTCCTCGTTCAAGATTACATGGGCATTCAATGGCCAGTAACTCAGTTCGCGTATGAGTTCTCAACATACTTCCGCGGAACATTCTTCTGCACCGCTCCAGCATGGAACGGCGCAGTTTCAGGAATCACAAGCGCATAAGTAACCCTCTTTATCTCCTAGAGATAAGGCACGACCTGAGCAAGTCGCTAAAAGGCTCACTCTAAAATTAGGAGGCAAGCATGGCGAAGAGAATGGTCGCACCGGATAAGCGAGTAGCTGAAACCACAATCGGAAACAGAAGCTACAAGCCAAATCGCTCAGGGGTTTATACCGTCAGCGATAACGACGCGCGAGCAATGAAGGCAGAGGGATTCTTTGAGGCTTCTCTAATGGGAGCGACAACAAATCACAACCTCGGTTACACTTGTAACGAATGCGGATTCGGTAGCTGGTTTAAAAAATGTGGCCGTTGCGGTCATGAAAGCAGCTCGGAAATAAACAAAGACGGAGACTAAGCTATGGCGACAGGTATAACACCGCAAAGCGCGTTCAGCGAGAATCCTTACATTACTGTCGCCGAATACAAAAACGCTCCGACTTCCATTGACTTTGACAATCTTGTCGTTGGAGGCAATGCCCAAGCGCAAGACGCAGAACTAGCGAATGCAATCCTGCGCGCCTCTTCATTTATGGACGAGTATCTGAATCAAAATCTCAACGCTTCAACTCAAACAGAAACCCAGCGCGTTCGGATTACAGGCCAAGGAACAATCGCCCTTCACCCCAACAACAGCCCAATCATTTCTCTTCAGAGCTTCTCTTATGGAGCTGACCCTAACAATTTGGTTGCCCTCCCAGATCCCTCGAAGGCTTGGTTTGAGAGCCAGCAGGTAGTTATTCCTCTGGCTAACATGGCGACGACCTATTCCAGCCAAGGCCCTCTGGCTTTCGGACCTTATGGCGCTCCACGCCAGCAGATTTACACGCGCTATGAATACACCTCTGGCTATGCAAACAACCTAATTGCAAGCGCAACCGCAGCAGCAAGCTCTCTCACCGTCCAATCTGCCGACGGAATTGTTGCCGGAATGAAGCTCAGAATCTATGACGGAGCAAGCAGCGAGCGAGTAACTGTTTCCAGCAGCTATACCTACGGATCTACAACGGTTCCCTTGACCTCTGCGCTGACCTATACGCACGCTTCTGGCGTTGGGATAAGCAATCTACCCCAGACAATCAAAGAAGCCTGTATCTTGATTACAACGGCATTTCTGAAGGTTCGAGGAGATCGCTCCTTGACTATGAGCATTACAACCCAGCCTACGGGCAACATTTCAGGAGGCGCGCTCTATGGCTCAGAGATTGAGCTGGCGCTGAGAATGCTTGACCTATACAAGCGGATTCGCTAATGGCAGGGCGCACAGGCGTACGCGCGACGCTTTACAACTATCTCTTGGCAGGAAACATTACAAATCTCAACCAAATCTTCACCAGCTTTCCCAAGCGCATAGATTTTCAAGTCAATTCCCAGCCGGGTCAGCTCTCTCGTGCTGCCGTAGTAATCTTCATTCAGAGCGAGCGCGAAAAGCGCTTGGCTATCGGAGGAGCAACTAACGGGTGGAAGCGCGTAGATTACTCAATCATTCTTCAGGTCTATCAGCACTCACTTGTTCGCAATTCACAAGACGCAATGGTTGAGTTTGACACTCTCATTGACGCAATCAAAACCAGATTACGCGCCGACCATAATTTCGGCGACGCAACAGGAACTCTAGTTTGGCAAGGTGCCGAACCAGAAATCAACTGCACATACGGAGAGCCAGCTTCAGTCGAGGGAAGCCCTGCAACGGAAACCTTCGCTGAGATACAATTCGACGTAACAGAGATGATCCAAGCATAGGAGCAAGAATGAAAATCACTAACGAGGGAAGCGACGCGCGCGAGTATCCTACGCTTGGCGTTATTCTCGAAGCAGGAAAGTCTTTTGACGATTCTGTTAAAATCACACCAGTAAAAGAAACCCCAGCAATTATTGAACCGTCAGCCTCGTCTGACTCAACCGCAGAAGAGGTGAAGTAATGTCAGTACAAGCGTCCGTCAGAAGTTACTTAGGCGTAGCCAAGGAAGTAACAAAAGGCACTCCAGTAACTCCAACAGATTTTATTCCAGTAATGGCTTCAAGCTTAAAGGCCGTTGACATTATTGACCCACTCTACGACGAAGGACTTCGTGGTTCTAACGTAAAGAGCTACAACTACATTCCGGGTCGCACTCGCTCAACCATTGACTTCGGCGGATCTGTCTTTGCAGATACCGTTGGTTATGGAATTGCTGGCCTCCTTGGAGATGTTGCAACAGTAGGCGCTTCTGCTCCTTATACTCATACAATTTCGCTTGAAAATTCAGGAGTTGCAGCAGCAGATACACAGCCTGTTTCTTATACATTCACAGATTTCTACTCAGCAGCGGTTCGCACATACTCTGGCGTTCAGATTCACGATTTCACATTGAAATTTAATGCTGACGGAATGCTTGAATACGACGCAAAGGGAACTGGCTGGGGATCTGCTTCAGCAGCAACTCCAACTCCAAGCTTCTCAACCGTTCTCCCTACTCCAGTATGGCAAGGAACAGTTTCTATCGGCGGAACTTCTATCACTAACTCAATGAGTGGTGAAATCGCAATGAAGCGTCCGGTAACTCCTATTTATGGAATCAGCCAGACTCAAAATCCTTACAATGTTTTTGTTGGGCCTCTTGAAGTAACAGGAAAGCTTGAGTTTCTTATGGAAGACAACACAGAACTCACTCGTTTCCTTACAAATACTCAGCCAGCAATCATTCTCAACTGGGCTTATGGCGCAGGTGCAACCGCGGTTCAGATTCAAGCTACTCTCACAAAGGGTGCTTACGTCGCAGCAGCAAGCGACCGCGGTTCTGACTTTGTAAAGATTTCCGTGGACATTAACGGCCAAGCGAATACAACAGACGCAGGTGCAACCGCAGGATACTCACCAATCAAGTGGGTTCTGAAGAACGCGAAGGCTTCTGGCACTTACCAGTAATCTTCAAGCAGGTGGGTAGGTTGAAATCGAACGCCTTCCCGATTTCCCTACCCACTTGCCCTTGATTTGTTAAGATAAAGGGAAGGCAACCCAACAGGAAAGGCACACAATGTCTAAAGAAGTAAAGCTCCCTTCAGGAGCAACCGTAGTTCTCAAAGATCCTTCACTCTTGCGCGTCAAAGACCGTAAAAATGTGATCAAGGCAAGCGATAGCGCAGAAGGCGAGCTTTCTAAGGCTCTCGTTCTAGGCGACGCGCTTATTGCAATGCTTGTTGAATCTTGGTCATTTGACCTTGTTCCTCCTTCAATCAAGCTGGAATCTCTTGACGAGCTTGAAATCCCAGACTACGACGCTCTCGTTGAAGCAACGCAGGAGGCGCAATCAAAGCTCTTCCCTAGCCTCAGCAAGACAGTCGAAAATGAGAAGAACCCAAAAGCGGATACCGCCAGCTTGAAAGATTAAAGTGGTGGCTCAAAGGCGGTGAGCGACTCTCAGACTTTGAGTATCCAGATGAAAGCTTTTATTACTGGCAGTTTGCAGATCGCTTCGGTTGGACACCTGACCAAGTGGATAACATTTCGGCGATTCACGCAGATTGGCTCTTGGCAATAAGTGGAGCGGTAGAAGAAGTTAAAGCGGAGAAGGCAGAACAGGCTGGTGGGTAATGGCTGCGATTATTGTAAAGAATCTATCGCAAGTCCTCGCTGGTCTGTCTGCTTTTGAGCAACAAATCGAGCAAGCTGGGCAACTAGCTCTGACGCAAGCTGCTCTCGGATTAGAGCGCCAAGCAAAGCTGAACGCTAATACTGGAACTCACCCAAGAGGGCAAGGGCATACTCCCGGCACAGGCCCCGGCCCAAACAAAGTTACGGGAACTCTGCAACGCTCAATTTCAACAGAAGTTAGATACGGTTTCGGATCTTATGTTGCAACTGTTGGGCCAAGCGTTGCATACGCACGCGCGGTTGAATTAGGTAGCCCACGCTGGAAGTCTGGTGTGCGGTATCCTTTTCTCAGTACGGCAACTGCATACATGGTAAAAAGTGGGAATCTCAACCGCATTTTTACAGTTAATTTCGCGCGTCTTATGAAGGGATAAAAGTGGCAAGCACAATCCCTCCAGTTCTGGTCGAATTACAACTCGAAACCGCGAACATAAAAAATCAAATGCAGCAGCTGAACTCTAAGTTTGACGACTTTGGTAGCACTGTTAAGAAACAAACAAGTTTTCTGTCTAATTTTAAGGCAGCAGCGGTGGGTGTTTTTGCTGGAAATGTAATGACTCAGGGATTGAATCTCTTGAAGTCTGGCCTTCAAGGCGCAATCGCAGACGCTCAGCAATACGAAAAAGCAACCGCGCAGCTTCGCGCAGGTATTGAATCCACAGGAAATGCTGCCGGATTGAGCGTTGAAGGATTAAAAGAACAAGCAAGCGCCCTTGAATACCTTTCTGGCGTAGATGAAAACCTGATTATGCAATCACAGGCAGTCTTTCAAACATTTACCAACATTCGCAACATTGCAGGAGAGAACAACGACATTTTCAATCAAGCCTCGGCTGCTGCTTTGGATCTCTCGGTCAAAATGGGAGGAGATTTACAGGGAGCAACTGTTCAGCTTGGTAAAGCTCTTAACGATCCAATCAAGGGAATTACTGCTCTCACGCGCGTAGGCGTTGTCTTTACTCAAGCCCAGAAGGATCAAATCCAAAGCCTTATGGCTGCCGGCGACGTTATGGGCGCGCAGAAAGTCATTCTTGCTGAAATGAATGTCGAGTTCGGCGGAGCAGCAGCAGCAGCCGGAGATACTTTTGCAGGAGCTATCGCTCGCGCCAAAGATAAAGTTGCAGATTTTGGGCGCGATCTTGTCACAAAACTTCAGCCAATTCTTCTTACAATCGGTAAAGCTTTTGGAGATTTCTGGAGCAAGTATCTTGCTCCTGTATTTAATTTTCTTAACAAAAACAAAGAGGCGTTGGCAGCTTTTACTGCGGTTGTTATTACTGGAATTGTCGCAATGAAAGCGTATAACGCGATACTTGCAATTAGCAAAACAGTTCAGGCTGCTTACGCGGTTGCTCAAGTGCTTATGAAGGGTGGGCAGCTTGCTTCTATTGCTTCAACAAATGGACTTGCTGCTTCTATGCTGAAACTTAACGCTGCAATGTACGCAAACCCGATTGGTTTAATTGTCGCAGCGATTGCTCTTCTAGCAGCTGGGTTTGTCATTGCTTGGAATCATTCTGAAACTTTCCGCAAGGTAATTGTGACTATTGCTAAAGGCGTAATTACTTATGTTGCTTTTATGATCCGCGCTTGGGGTCAAATGATTGAAATTATTCTCAAAGTGGTCACTGGGCCATTAAAAATGTGGCTGACCATTATGTCTAAACTTCCGGGTGTTGGAAAGTATGCGCAACAAGGACTGGACTTTATCAACTCAGGAATTGAAAAAGTTGGCGACTTTGCAGAATCAGCTGCCAGCAAAGTAGAAAGTTTCAAAGGCACTCTCGACGGGATTGCCAACAAAAAAATCAAGATACCGGGCTTTGGCGGATCAGACAAACCCCCAGCTGGAGAAGTAGAAGGAGAACTCCATACTCCGGGACTTACTGCTGAACAAATTGAAGCAGCTAAAAAAAGTGCAGCCGAAAAGAAGAAGGCTCTCAGCAAACTTAACGCAGACGTTAAAAAGAATTACGCCGAAATGGACAAAGTTATTGCTGAGGCTCAGAGTAAGAGTTTCAAAATGGAAGAGGCTTTCAACGAAAGAGTTGTTGAACTCAACGAAGAATACGAGAAAAAGAAACTTGCTATTGAGAAAGATTACGCTAACAAAGCGCTTGAATTAAACGCAAAAGCAGATCAAGACCGCTTGGCAGTAATCCAAAAGGGTAGAGATTTATTGCGCAACGCATTCGAGCAAGGCGCAAAGTTTGACCTCTCAAAAATGTTTGAAGATAGCGACAAGAGTGGCGCTGGCTTGCTTCAGAAAATGAAAGAAAAGTTTGCTGCCGTTAAGAAGCTCCAAGAGCAAGCCGGAGCCTTGGCAAGCGCAGGTTTTTCTCAGACATTTATTCAAGAGGTTATCTCCCAAGGCCCAGAGCTGGGTGGCTCTATGGCTGACGCTTTGCTTAACGCAACGCCAGAAACCAAGGGTCAATTACAAGAGCTTTACGCTGGCTTGCAGGATGTAAGCAAGCATGGGCTGGATAAGCTTGCCGAACAAATGAGCACCTCAACAAGCTTTGCGACTGAAGAGCTTCTGAATGAATACGTCAAAATTGGCGAGGATCTAGACAAAGCGCTTGTTAGAAACTCCCAAGAATTAGCTGACGCCTTGACCAAGAATCAAAATGAACTCCAAGACGCTCTCTTTGAGGCTCAAAGCGCTTACAACGAAGCGATTGACGCGCTTGAAAAGGACACAAGAGAGAAGCTTGCAAAATTGCAAGAGGAGCTGCGAAAGACTGCCCTTCAGATTAAGGAGCTGGCTGGAGCGAAGGCTGCTGCTGGCGCTCTTGCTGGATCCTCAGCTGCTCCAATTTTGGCTGGAACTCAGAACCTCGGCTTGGCTGCTATGTCCACGGGCGACCTTGTAATTAACAACAATACAACGGTCAATGGCACAAACCTTGCAGATCCGCAAGCAAGCGCAAACGCCGTTGCTGACGCAATGCGCTTTGGATCGACTCAAAGTTTAACAACCGCGCAATTCTTCGAGCAATCTTACGCCGCAAGGGCAGCGCGCGGTGGCGGTGGCAGAATGGTAACAATGTAATGCCAACAGTATCCAACCTAGCTCAGTATTCCTTCGCCTTTGACGGCTATGTTTTTGGCGGAGGCAATTCGGTTCACCAGATTCTTGACTTGAGTGGCCTTGAATCCCTGCCCTCTATCCGCAACCAAGATGACAACCGAGGCTATGCCGACGGAATGTTCACAGGAAATGATTTCCTCTCAGGGCGCGAAATAACGGCCACAATTTTGACTGTTGGCGGTAATGGATTGAGCGCACAGGCGAATTACAATCTGCTCCAGAGAGCGCTCCTGCCTCAAACAACAGGCACAACAATTTTGCAGTTTCAACTCTCTCTTGCTAATGGATTACAGAGAGTCAATGCTCGCGTAAGAGCGAATCGAACTCTGGTTGATCCGGATTACACATACGGCTACATTAGAAGCCAATACACATTCTTCTGCCCAGATCCTCGCTTTTATGACGATACTTTGCAGACCGCTTCTCTTGCGGTTTCAAATGCCCTTGGCAGAACTTATGACCGAACCTATAACCTTGTTTATGGCTTTGGATCTACTGGAGCTACAACCACAATCGAAAACAATGGCTGGGCTACCACTTATCCAACAATCACATTGAACGGCCCAATCTTGAACCCAACTCTTGGCAATTCAACAACTGGCGATTACATTACTATCACCGGAAGCTATTCAAACACGGACATAATTTATGTAGATTTGGACTCAAAATACGTTACAGTAAATGGGGTTGCTGCTCGCAATCTTGTTACTGGAACCTCAACTTGGTTCGGTGCAGCACCGGGAGCAAACCAATTTTACCTGACCGGAGCTAGTACATTGGCAGGAGTTACTGCTGCCACGGTACAATGGCGGTCGGCGTACATTTAAGGAGAAGAAATGGCATTACGCACACCACCGAGCTGGCTTCAGAATGCTTCGCACCCAGCGGAGAACGATCGCCTGACTATGCAAGGAATTATCGCAACAACTGGAATCATTGGTTCGTCTTCTCTTGCGGTTACTCAAAATTCGCCAACCGGTATGTCCGTTTTGGTCGCTTCAGGTTGGGGCGCAATCGTTGGAACAACACAATCCAACATGGGCGTTTACCAATTCTACAATGACGCTTCTGCTATTGCGACAATTGCAACTGCCAATCCTTCCAACCCTAGAATTGACCGAGTTTGTATTACAGTTTCAGACGCTTATTACTCAGGATTGCTCAATGAGGTTTCAATCAACGTTGTTACTGGAACTGCTGCTGCCTCACCAGTAGCGCCAGCAACTCCAGCCAACTCGATCTCTTTGGCAACAATCGCAGTTGCAGCCGGAGCGACTTCAATTTTGACTGCGAACATTACTGATACAAGAGTGAATGTAACAACCAACTTACCTGTTGGCGACATAACTGAAGTTCAAGGCAGCACAGGAATTACAGTAACAAGTGGAACAGGCCCAATCCCTGTGGTTGCCATAGATTCCACAGTTGCTACTTTAACTGGCACTCAGAATCTTTCAAACAAAACTTTGATTGCGCCAGAAGAAAGAAACACAGTATCAGCAACGGCAGCAACAGGAACAATTAACTTTGATTTATTGACTCAGGGCGTTCTTTATTACACAACAAATGCCAGCGCTAACTTCACTCTTAATTTTAGAGGAAGCTCAGGAGCAACGCTCAGCTCAATTCTTGCAGTTGGAGATTCTATTTCTGCGGTATTCCTTAATACCAACGGAGGAACTGCTTACTACGCTAATGCTTTTCAGATTGACGGATCTGCGGTGACTCCAAAATGGTCTGGAGGAACTGCGCCCAGCGCTGGAAATGCAAGCTCGATTGACGCATACACTTTTACAATTATCAAAACGGCAGCAACGCCAACCTACACAGTCCTAGCAGGAGGCGCGGTGAAATTCGCATGAGTCCTCTTCTAACTGGTTTTGCTTTTGGCGGTGGGGGAATTGGAAAAGCAACCATAACTGGTACTACTGGATCGCCAAGTGTTGATACCACCACGCGCCCCGGTAAAACAATTTATAGATTTAACGGCTCAGGTTCAATCACGGTAGGAGCTGCTGGAACCGCTGAAATTATGATCGTCGGTGGCGGAGGAGGAGTTCCGGGTGCTGCTCAACAAGGCGCTGGCGCTGGCGGAATGATTTACGATACCGCTGCTCTTTTACCTGCTGGAACTCTTACAGTAACAATCGGAGCTGGTGGTTCTGGATCTGGTGGCTCTGGCTCTCCACAACCTGCTTATGTAGGAGACGCTTCTGCCGTCGGAAATCTTGTCGCTATTGGTGGCGGTTGTATGTCCACACTTGGCGCAACTGGTCAAAAAGGTGGTTGCGGTGCAGGAAATGGCGGAACTGCAATGCTTGGCGGTGCGCAAGGATTTAACGGAGGTACTGGAAATGCTTCAGGAGGAGGAGGAACTGCTGCAGTTGGAGTAAGCGGTTCTGGCGGAGCTTATGCTGGAGGAGCTGGTCGCTCAATTTCAATTACGGGGGTCGCAACAAACTTTGGCGGAGGCGGAGCAGGAACGTCAAACGGCTCTATTGCTGCCGGAGGAGTTGGAGGCGGAGGAGCTTCTGGTAGCAATGGATCAAGCGGTAGCGCTAATACAGGTGGCGGTGGAGGAGCAGGTTACTATACTGGCTCAAATGGTAATGGTGGCTCTGGCGGTTCGGGCGTTATAGTTATAGTAACGGGGTAATGAGATGGCACATTTTGCAAAAATAAGTGAACAAAACATTGTTGAACAAGTAATAGTTATTGCTAACGCAGTTTTACTTGACGAAAATGAAGTTGAACAAGAAGCTATCGGTGCGCAATTTTGCAAAGATACTTTTGGCGGAAATTGGGTTCAAACTTCTTACAACGGTTCTATCCGTGGAAGATTCGCGTCCGCTGGAATGATTTACAATCCTCTTGCAGATACTTTCGAGCACCCAGTAGAATCTTAACGGAATGGCTACCTCATACCGTTATCTTTTTGCTGATCTTTTGACTAACGCGATTCTTGCAGAGCTACCAATCACGGGCGTTAATTTCACGCAACAATTAAATAGTGCAGGAACTTTTTCTGGACATTTATTACTCTCCGGCGTAAATGCTGAAAATCTTAACGTTTCCGCTGGCACAATTCCGGGTCGCACCGCCATTTATGTAGATCGCAACGGCGTTCTTGTTTGGGGCGGAGTAATCTGGAACCGAGAATACAATTCAACGGCTCAAACTTTAACTTTTCAAGCGCGCGAGTTTGAGTCTTATTTTGAGCGTCGCAAGATTGCAAACACTTTAGTTTATACAAATGAAGACCAGCTCGTTATTGCCAACCTTCTAGTAGAAAATGCGCAAGCAGCTCCCTCTGGCGACATAGGAGTTTCGGTTAGCCCTGCAACTTCTGGCGTTCTTGTGAGCAGAACTTATTACGGGTATGAGTTAAAGAATGTTTACTCCGCGCTTCAGGATCTCTCAAAGCAACTCAACGGCTTTGACTTTAACATTCAAGTTGCCTACGACGGAGGAGGAAATCCAACAAAAAGATTGGTTCTCTCCTACCCTAAATCTGGAACAACCTACTCCCCAACCAGCTTGACGGCTCCAGTTTTTCAATTCCCAGCCGGAAACATTGTTGAATACCAATACCCAGAAGACGCTTCAATCGCTGCAAATACTATTTACGCCCTTGGAGCTGGTAGCAATGAGGGGAAGCTGATCTCCACAGTTGCAGATTCGACCAAGCTTTCCGAGGGCTGGCCTTTGCTAGAGCAAGAGGCTAATTACTCAGACATTACGGACGCAACAATGCTCACAGGATTAGCGAATGGTCAAATTACGGCGACCTCTTATCCTCCAACAACTTTGCGCGTCGTAGCTCCACCTTCGCAGAATCCAGAATACGGAACCTATGTAATTGGTGATGAAATCCGCGTTGTAATTACAGACAATAGATTTCCAACAACCCTTGACGCAATCTATCGCCTTGTTGCTCTTAGCGTAACTCCGGGTGAAGACGGGCCAGAGCGAATCACTTTGACTTTAACGACTGGAACCTACTAATGGGATACATAAATCAACCGTTTGACTTCAAGGCTTTTTTTGATGATGTTTTTTCTCGCTTGCGCAAGCTTGAAACTGCGCAAAGATTTACTGTTCCTATTGTTGCAACAGATCCAACTGCACCTCGCAATGGCGACATGTGGTACAACTCGACTTCTAGCCAACTGAAATTTCAAGATAGCACTGGTACTATTCGTATTGTAACTCTTACATAATCTGAAAGAACGTTAATGAATCTTGATACCGCCCTGACTCTTGCGCAGTTGATTTCTATTCTTGTGATCCTTCCAGCTGCAAGCTTCAGAGTTTGGCGCAGAATAGACCAAAGATTGACGGCTCAGGATACAAAACTTTCGCGTATAGAGTATGCCCTGTTTAATGAAGGGCGCGGTATGGAGGCTCAACTTAAAGAGGTTTACAAAAATCAACAAACGGTTATTACGGATCTTGCCGTGATAAAAGCTAAGAGTGCGTAAGTTAATAGTTGGAGGCACAGTATTAACCCTTTTACTTTCAGGTTGCGGTTATCAGGGGTGGGTACGCTATCCCTGTCAAGAGTATGAAAATTGGAAAAAGCCTGAGTGCCAGCCTCCGCAATGTGAGGCAATCGGGCAGTGCACCAAAGACTTATTACCGGAGGTCGAAACAAATGGCTAGAAGAAGGTTCAGCCCTGAAGAACTTCACGCTCGCTTAATTGTTACAATCGGAGTAATTCTCGCGATTGTTTTTGCTGGCTCAGTATTCAGCTTGCTCTACGCTCTTCTTTTCATTACTCAGCCTATGGCACAAGCTCCAAATGACGCTGCGTTTATAGATCTGGTTTCTACGCTGTGCGTATTTTTGACTGGAACGCTCGCGGGCATTCTCAGCGCAAACGGGTTAAAATCTAAACCAAAACCACCACTAGAAGAGGCAGGGAAGGAAGAAAAATGATTGACGTAACAAAACTCTTGGCGCTATGTGAGGCTGACTTAGGCTATCAAGAAACAGGAAACAACGACACAAAATTTGGAAAATGGTACGGACTTAACAATCAACCTTGGTGCGCTATGAGCGCGTCAAAAATGTATTTCGACGCTGGAGCAATCTCTTCCGTTGCTAATACAAAAAAAGGGTTTGCTAGTTGCGACGCTTGGCTCAAATACCTCACAAAGAACAACCAAATTGTTCCGCTGGGTCAAGCCAAAGCCGGCGACATTGTATTTTTTCAATTTGATGAGGACGCGCAAGCGGATCACGTTGGGATTGTTAAGGGCCACAATAAAACCCTGAAGTTCTTAATGTGCTACGAAGGAAATACCTCAGCGGATAAAAAGGGAAGCCAATCAAACGGCGACGGTTTTTATCTGAAGAAGCGCTCTTACGCTACTATTATGGCAGTCGCCCGACCAAAGGATAAGTAAATGAATGCAAAGCACAAAGCAATCCTCGCGTCTTATGGACGCACTTTTATTGCAGCGGTCATTGCCGTCTATGCAACTGGCAATCACGACGCGAAAGCGCTCCTCATTGCTGGAGCAGCAGCGGTTGTCGGCCCAGCTATTCGCGCAATCAACCCAAAGGATCCAGCGTTTGGTATTGGAGCTGACCTTCTGACCATTGAGCTTACAAAGCTTGCGAAACCTTCTGTGAAGAAAGCGGTAGCAAAAAAGGCTGCCAAGTAGCCTTACAACTTAATAGCGAGAAGCCTTCTAACTGACGGGGAAGCGGTTAGAAGGCTTCTGCATTTCTTAACTAGGCACTTCACGAAATGATTGTTACAATTCGTGCAAGGAGGCTCAAACAATGGCACTAGCGGATCAACTTAAAAGTATGGACAGAACGCGCAAAGAAAATTACTGCGCTTATCAAGTGATGTATGACTCTCTAAAACCTGAAGATCGCAAAGCCTTAGACGAAGCGTGGGCAAAAGGATTTTCTGCAAACGTTGTTCTTATGGCGCTCCGCGCTGAGGGCATAAGAAGCAGTAATGAGGCTATTCGCCGACATAGGATTGGAGCTTGCCCTTGTCCAAAGACGCAAAATTAAACGGCATACTTGAAGAGCGCCAAACAATTTACGGCGACGCAAAAAAGAACTTCGCAATCACAGGGCGAATCTGGGGAGCGCTTCTAGGAAGCGAGGACATTCCAGCTTGGAAAGTTGCTCTAATGCTTGACGCCTATAAATCTGTGCGTTGCGTGGCTAACCCGGCGCACGAAGATTCTTGGCAGGACAAACTTGGCTATACAATCCACGGACGAGAGATTGTAATTACTGATGAGCCTTAAAAATAAGCTCGAAGATCTGCCAGAGGGAGTTGAATCTTCTGACGTAACTGAACTGCGACGCGCTCTTATGCGGACGCAAAAAAAGTTAATGGAAACAAAGCAGAAGGTAGATGATCTTGTTGCAGCAACTCACCAAGCCGCATACGACGCAACTCTTTCTTACGGCAAGATCGACCCAGTTCCAGAACCAAAGATTACAAACACTCGCAAGAAAGCCGAAGTTGCTCTCTGGCACATGACCGATTGGCAAGGAGCCAAACGAACCACAAGCTATGACTCCGAGATTATGCGCCGCAGAGTCTTAGAGTTTGCAGACAAAGCAATCCACATTACAGAAATCCAGCGAGCAGATCACCCTGTAGATGAGTGCGTTATTATGTTCGGCGGCGACATGATCGAGGGGCTTTTCAATTTCCCCGGGCAAGCCTTCGAGATTGACGCAACTTTATTTGAGCAATACGTCAATGTTTCTCGCCTTTGCGTTGATGTTGTGCGCGTAGCTCTGGCTAATTACAAGCGCGTCAAGGTTGTTCCAGAATGGGGCAACCACGGGCGAATCGGATCCAAACGCGACAATGTGCCTCGCTCAGATAACTTTGACCGAATGTGCTACGAATTAGCGCGCCAGCTCCTCGCAGGAGAGAAGCGCCTTACTTGGCAAGAATGCCCTGAAGACATTCAGCGCGTAGAGATTGGCAATTACCGCGCGCTCCTTATTCACGGCGACGAAGTTGGCAGAAATGGATTCGCTTCTCCCGGAGCAATTGTTCAACACGCAAACAAGTGGAGATCTGGCTCCTATCCTTGGGAATTTCGCGACGTTTACATAGGGCATTACCATACTCACGCCGAGTGGAGTATGGCTAACGGCTTGGGATCTATTTATCAGACAGGCTCTACGGAATCGGATAACCGCTACGCAGGAGTTCTTCTTGCCTCAGCTGCAATCCCTTCTCAGCGCCTTCACTTTGTAGATCCAGAAAAGGGTCGAGTTACCGCTGGTTACAAAGTTTGGTTGGATTAAATGGAAAAAACTCTTGAAATACATTTGGTTGAGCAACGCGACTCAATCTACGAAGCAATCCTCAACGCTGAAGTTCCTGAGCCTATGTCTTGGACTCACAAGCTTTTATGGGAACAGGCTCGGATTCATTTTGCGCGCCTTGTCCTTGACGCTTCTAATCGAAATACTGAATCTCAATAACCACAGGCGGTGAGCAATAGGCGTTGTATTCGCACGCGTGTTCGATTGCCTTTTTGATTATTTGTTTCGCTCGCTTTGGATCGTCTGCGCATTCTTTTATACCTTGCGCAAGCATTGAGCCAAGGGTTATGTCGCCACCGCTTCCAAATACATAAACGCCTCGGCGATCTCTGTCCCACCCATAGTCATTGTGGACGGGATAAATAACTCCCTGCACCGCAACTAGAAAAGCAGAATCGTTCCAAGCAGATTCGCCTTCCCATTTTGCGTCAAAGCCGGAGTCAATAAAATGGTCGCGAAGCTGAGGGATAAATACTTGCGTCATAAATTGGTCAAGTTTAGAAATGTCAAGGAACTCTGGAGGCTGAGGAGGAATCCACCCCTGTTGGATCAGATTTCCGCCTCTTGTTGCGCCAGTGATTGCAAACAAGTAATCGCGCTGGTCGTCCCAAATAACCTTCGGATTGCTGAGGATAAACATAGCTCCAGAATCGTCTGTTGCGCGCGAATCTGCGCCAATTATGGCGAAGCCGTTTCCCTGAAATCCTGCAAGTGTGGTCATAGCCCTATCCTCTCACGCCAAGGCGCGCTGGCGACAATTAACCTTGAAATGCTGGGCAAAAGATAATCTGAGGGCTATTGTTCTCCCCAACAGGTGCCCACTAGGTCGCCCCAACAGAAAGGTAAGGCAATGGCAGGAAAGTTTGATCTTGAAAATTACGAAACGGTGGAGCTGAGATTACGCCGTTTATACACAAAGTTCCCGGAAGCAAGAGTTCTCACGGATCTTGTTTTCCACGACGAGCGACGCTTCATAATCAAGGCAGAGGTTTATCTCTCAACTGAGGATCTCAGCCCAGTAGCAACTGGATACGCTGAAGAAATCGTTGGCGCTTCTCCTGTAAACAGAACTTCAGCCCTTGAAAATGGAGAAACTTCCGCGATTGGCCGCGCCATAAGCAACTCGGTTCTTTGCTTAGACGCTCCAGTTGGAGCGCGCCCAAGCGCTCAGGAAATGGAAAAAGTTCAGCGCTATCAGAGCGAGCCTCGAAAGCCAGCGACTCCAGCTAAGCCAGCGCGCGTTTACAATGACTTAGAGATTGCCGACATTACGGCGATTATGGAAACCGTCAAAATCTCAACAAGTAAAGACGAGTTGCGTTCTATTTATGCAGATTACGCAAAGCGCGACCTGCTTGAAGCGCCTGTAAATGGCACAACGCTCAAAGATGTTTTCTTGGCGCGAGTTCAGGAAATCTCTTGAACGACCAGTTGCCATTACTCCCCTATGCAGGGAGTTCGGGCTGGAGAGGATCAGAAGCCAGCCGAGATCGCGCTTTCATTGACGACGCAAACGGAACCACCTCTCTTCGCCAGCGCGTGGCATTGAAGCGCGTTTGGGATCAAGAGTTCCGAGGGCTAACTTGGAAAGAATTGGGAGAGATTGAGAACATTCACGCAGGTCAATCTTCTGGCGTTCTTTCTGTTTTACATAAAGAGGGGCTACTTGTTCGGCTAAAAGAGCGCAGAAATCGTTGCTCAATCTATGTTGCTCCTATTTATGTAAGAGAGCGAGAGGTTTCTCCTCGCAATCTCAACAGTTCAAAGGACGAAGTTTGCCGAGAGATCCTTGCTCTTATTGAGCAGGACAAAAATCTCTTTACGGCTGGCGAAGTCCTTGACGAGATTCATTCGCTTCTCGTTAGGGAGGGCTACTAGTGGATCAGCAAAAGACCGCCGTATCCCTCTTTGCAGGAGTTGGAGGCTTTGACTTGGCTCTGGAAAGAGCAGGAATCAAGGTTGTAGCTTCTGTGGAAATAGATAAAAAAGCGCAAGCAATTCTCAAAAAGCATTTTCCTAATGCGGAACAATTTAACAATGTAACGGAGGTAACAGGTGAGCAACTTATTCAGGCAGGATTCAATCCTGCAAACGGAATCATTACCGGCGGATTTCCTTGCCAAGATTTGTCCGTCGCTGGTAAGCGAGCAGGATTGGCAGGAAAACGGAGTGGACTTTTTTGGGAAATCTGCCGAATCATTGACGAAACAAGATCGCAAACGGTTATCCTCGAAAATGTCCCCGGTTTGCTTTCCTCCAATAACGGAAGAGACATGGCCGTTGTCCTTGAAGCGTTGGTCAACCGCGGGTATCGCGTGGCGTGGAGGGTGCTTGACGCTCAATACTTCGGAGTCCCCCAGCGACGCAGAAGAGTCTTCATTGTTGCAAGTCTTGGAAACTCAGGGCGAGCACCTGAAGAAATACTCGCTATCGCCGAAGGCCGCACAAGGTATCTTGCGGAGAGCGAACAGAAGAGAAAAAACTCTTCCCGAAAAGCTACAAAAAGCGCTGGAGGAGATAGCCCTACAGGATCCGAACTCATAGGAACATTTCAGGCTCGCGATTACAAGGGGGTGGGAAATCAGTATGTCGCAGAAAATAAGCTCGTGGTTCATAAAGAGCAGGAGAGCGCAGACAGTGAATGATCTTGAAACTTGGGTTGAAGGCGGAGTATCTCCAACCCTGAATCAAATGGACAACAGTGGGGAATCTTTTGCAACCGTTTTGATTATTGACGGCACAAGAGTTGGCGATGTGAGAGTTTATTCAGATCACCTTGCGCCCACTGTAATTTCAAGATACGGAACAGGAGGAGGAAATGTGCCAATGATTTTCGACAATTCAGAGCCAACTGCTTATTCTGTGCGAGAGGACGCAAAAGCCAATACTTTCAGCGCCACAGAAACAGATACGGCGCTGGCTTTACAAGCTCTTCAGCCCGGAGTGCAATCACACCACGCACAGTTATTCATTGCAGGATCTATTGAAGGAGAAGAAGAATTGGAAGTAATGCCGACTCTCTTGGCAGGTATGAGCCATTTAACAGGAACAACGCAAGACGGATACATTGAAAAAGTGAACAAAATGATTTCAGTTGTTCGCCGATTGACTCCGACAGAATGCGAGCGCCTTCAGGGATTCCCTGACGGCTGGACAGAAGGTCAAGCAGATTCAAGCAGATACAAACAAATGGGAAACGCGGTAGCGGTTCCTGTCGTTAGTTGGATAATCGAGAGAATGGAAGAGAAATGAGCGACAAAACAAAAAAGTTTAATCCACCAATGGGTTGGATTGTTTCAGTAAATCACCAAGAGGTTTCGATCCGCCGTCTAGCTGAGGCGCTTCACATAAGCCCTTATACAGTTGGCAAGGCGCTAGAAGATAGCGGCTACGTCCTTGTTCCTGACCAAATGGATCTCGCTGCCGATACGGCGAAAGTAATCCTCCGCCAAGAGCAGATCGAGCCAACAAATCCATTGAAGGCAGTTCCTGAAGTTGAGGAAGAGCCAGCCAATGAGTAACGCAATCATTACCCCGGCTCAAATTGAGCAACGCCTGTATGCCCTCTCTAAAGATTTGGACTCAATCCAAAAGGAGCTGGAGCAACAAGAAGATAATTACTACATTACCAAGGCTCATTACGAAGTTGCTTTGGCAAAGTCGCGAATGACTTACGCTTCTAAATCTGCGCCCAACGGCAAGAATTACACCCTGCAAGAGCGCGAGGACTTGGCTCTTATTGAGAACCAAGATCTGCACTTCCGCTTAGCCCAAGCCGAGGCAATGGTTAAAGCAGGGCGAGCGAATGCCTCCAGAATTAAAACGCAGGTGGACATTACGCGATCTATTGGAACGTCCGTTCGAGTTTCTATGGAGGTAGCGTGAGCGAAGAAGAAACAACCTATGAATTAACGGAATCAGGTAAAGCCGTTTACTACGCTTTCATAGAGGCTTACAGGAAAAAGCACCCTGAGCTTTCAGAGGAGCAAGCAGCCAAGGCAATTCGCGAGAGTCTTAAATGACGAACCCAGTTGCCTTTCACGATCAAACTTTGCAATACATAAAGAGCGATTCTTTCACAACAATTGTGGACGGAAGGATCTCTTTTGAGATTCTCGCAAGCGAGTTTGAAGGCTACTGGAGAGCCATAATTGCACAAGAAGTTCAAAAAAATCTGCCAGCGATTGAGCACGAAGAGAGCTTGAAACTGCCAGATCCATTCAAGAGAAAAATCCTACTTTGTATTTGGAGCATAAATGACCGACCTGAATAGCCTTCTGACCAAATCTCTCACGGCGTTTGACGCCAACAGGGACAGATCCAAGCAAGTCGAAATCGGCCCGTCTAGCCTCGGAGGTTGTCGCCGACAGGTTTATTACAACCTCATAGCCCAGCCAGTTACAAATCCAGAAACGGAATCTCTTGCAGCCATTCTCGGCACATTCATTCACTCGGGAATCTCTGAAGCCATTGTTCGCGAAGATCCTTTTGGCGACAACTTCATAATCGAAGAGCAGGTCGCCCACGGAGGGCTTAAAGGGCACGTGGATCTTTTTATCAAAGACTCAGGAATGGTTGTAGATTGGAAAACGACCAAAAAGAAATCTTTGCGCTATTTCCCAAGCCAGCAACAAAGGTGGCAAGTCCAAACCTACGGCTGGCTCCTTTCTCAGAATGGACACGAAGTCAAGCAGGTAGCTCTTGTAGCAATTCCTCGCGACGGTGAAATGGCTGAGATCAGAGTTCACGTCGAAACCTATGACGAGGCTATTGCTTTGGAGGCGATTGCTTGGCTTGACGAGGTTAAGGCGCTCGCTGCAAGCAAAACTCCTCCAGCGCCGGAAAAGTGGGCGGGATTCTGCTCCAGCTATTGCAAGTTTTATGACGGAACAGGAGAAGTGGGTTGCCAAGGTACAGCGAAGTAAATTGGGACAAAGCAAACTGCAAGGGCGCTCCTACTAACCTCTTCTATTTGGTCGAAGAAAATCGAAGGCACAGTGATTGGATTGACGTGGGGATTCTGCGCACAATCTGTGGGGGTTGCCCTATCTATAAGCAGTGCCTTGCCTATGCTCTGGAGCACGAAACTTACGGAGTCTGGGGAGGAATGACGAGCAATGAGAGAAACGCTTTCAATGGGCGCGCGCCTTACATTCGCTCGAAAGAGATAATCTCAGAGCTTGCCGAGTATGGTATCTCGATTACCGACATTAAGGAGGCAGTCGTTGAGTATCAAACTAATGTCTGAAATCTGGAAAACGAAGCTACCAACAAGCGAGAAAATGGTTCTGCTTGTAATTGCTGATCACGCCAGCGACGACGGCACCGAGGCTTGGCCTTCTCAAAGGCTTATCGCAGAGAAAGCAAGCCTTACAATTCGTACTGTCCAGCGTTGCGTGAATAATCTTCAGAAAGAGGGCTGGCTTCATTTGGAGAAGCGAGCCGGGGGTTCCTTAAATTGCAGAGATGATCGCCGTCCGAACAAATACACAATCCACCTTGGCAAGCTTCGGGGCGACACTATGTCGCAGCGCAAAGGTCGGGGCGACATTGAAGGAGATAACGAGGCGACTTTGGCTCCAGCAACGGGGCGACTTTCGCGCCCTATGAACCACCCTAAAGAAACACCCTTGGAACCACCCACTGATTCGCCTTCGTTTGAAGATTTCTACAAAGCCTATCCTCGTAAAACCGCCAAGGGAGCCGCGAAAAAGGCTTGGGATAAATTACCCCAAGAGGATCGCCAAAAGGCGGTAGAGGGCGCGCTGCGCTATGCAAACGACCCCAACAGGGACGAGTCCTTCACTGCTTATCCTGCGACTTGGCTCAATGCCGAACGCTGGCTTGACGAGCCTCTGCCTCCAAGGAAATTTACGCAGGAGGAAATCAAAGCGAGGGAGCTACTAGAGTCGAGAGCCAAGGCTGAAGCCGAAAGATTGCGAGCGCAAAAAATCGACGAGGAAAATCGAAGAGCGCAGGAACAGGCGGTGCCTATGCCAGATTACTTGAAGGATCTTCTACGGCGTGTCTAGTAATCTCAACTTGACTTGCTGGGATTACCCATAAGCCTTACGCTTTTGTTACTCGATTGAAGGGAGAGGTGATGACTCTCGTTCCAACAGATGTAACCGCAATTCAAGCTGGCGACCAAATCGTCGTGGAATCTAAAGTCTGGACAGTTAAATGTCTAGAAGGGCCAGACCGTATTGGCACTTACGACTTATTTCTTCAAGACGATCACGGAGCGCCAAAGTTCGCCGTCGCTAACGGCTTTGTTACTATGGTTCGGTGATTACTTTCCGCGTTAATGGAATCCCTATTCCACAAGGCAGTATGAAAGTGATTAACGGGCGCGTCCTGCATTCTCAGGGATCAGCGCTCGCTGGCTGGCGTTCGCTTATCGGCTGGGAAGCTCGGCTCGCCGGGGCAACTCCTCATTCATTGCCCACTAAAATCACCATTACCTTTTTTATGCCGCGCCCAAAAACCGTCAAAAGGGCCTGGCCCTCTGTGGCTCCAGATCTGGACAAGCTCATTCGAGCCGTCCTTGACGGGCTTACAGGGGTTGCCTATGAGGACGACGGGCAGGTTGTGCAGATTGAGGCTCAGAAGCTCTACGGGGCTTCTGTTGGGGCTGAGATTAGGCTCGAAACGCTTGAAATCTGAGCCAAAACAGGCTGAACAGGCTCAAAATAGGCTCAAAAATCTTTCTGTAATAGTTGGAAAACCATAATCTGAGGGCTACTGTTATCCCTAACAGAGAGCCAAGAGGCTCTCCCAAACAAGGGAAACAAAATGAAGTATCAGATCAAGAAAATGAAACAAATGGAAATGCGCAACGGCGTTGCTCTCACTGCGGATTTATACCGCGACGGAAAACTGATTGCATTCCTTGAAGACCAAGGCGACGGAGGCGGACTAGCGGTTCGCTGGGCTGAAGGACACGTTTGGAGCAATCCTGAAGAATCAAAGCACATTGCAGATTTTTATTCGGCTCACGCTCCCAAAGACCATTGGACACAGGAGCACGTCGGAGCAGATTACGCAGACTCCCTTGAATTGCAGGTTGAGTGGCTTATCGAAATGCACCAAGCAAAGGAACTTGCAAAGGTTGGCGCGTAATGGCTAAGAAAACCTACGCTTGCGAGAATTGCGGAAAAGCCTTTGAGCAGAGGTATCTCTTAATGCTTCATTACGATTTCCATTCAGGAGAGCCAGTAGTTCGAGATCTTGGCTGCGTTTGCGGAAATCTTTATGACGTTCGCCGAGGCTCTTGCCACCATTGCGGTTACATTCATTCGACAGGCTGGAGAGTAATCAACGGGGAGGCGGTCATAAATGAGCGAGTTTGAAGAGTTTAAACAGAGCCTCATTGAAAGCGGATACTCCGAAGAAATGGCTGAGGCAATAGCTGGAAAAATGGCGAGGGCAATCAAGCCCAGCCACCTAACAGAAGAGGGCAACAAATGATTGTTTACGATTTCTTTTCCGGAACGGGAAGTTCCACGCAAGCCTTCAAGGACGCAGGGCATACAGTGATCACTTTTGAGTTGGATTCCTTTTTTGAGGCGACAGAAAATGTTGATGTTTTAAGCCTTAACGCTCAGGATTTGATTGCAAAATACGGGCAACCTGACTTTGTTTGGGCTTCTCCTCCTTGCACTTCATTCAGCGTAGCGAGTATTTGGCACCATTGGGCCAACGGCGGAGAAAATCCAGTTCCTAAGACTGAGGCTGCGAAAGCAAGCCAAGAGTTAGTGGCTCACACGCTGAAATTGCTTCAGGAATTGAATCCCAGCGAGGGCTGGCTTATGGAAAATCCGCGCGGAATGCTTCGCAAACTGCCAGTTGTGAAGGGATTCCCTCGAACAACAATTACATACTGCCAATACGGGGACTCTCGAATGAAGCCGACTGACCTTTGGGGAGGCGTAAAAGGCTGGACTCCGCGCCCAGCCTGTAAAAATGGAATGCCTTGCCACGACGCAGCTCCAAGAGGTTCAAAAACTGGCACTCAAGGATTAAGTGGAGCCAAAGAGCGCTCTCGAATCCCTTTGGCTTTGAGCCAAGACATTTTGCAAGCAATCAAATCAAACAAGGAGGGCAATAAATGAGAATGGAACGGAAATACATAGTTAGGCGCAGGGCAGTAGTGATCATTGTGGGGGCTTTGATTTTGAGCCTCTTTACCTATGCAACTCGCGACGTTTGCTATGTCGGAGAAGGCGGAAACGCGCTGGGCTACGGCTCTTGCCTCAAAATGATTGACGAGGTAACTGGCTATGGCAAGTAATTCAATAACTGGAGCCGAGATTGACTTTCGGGAAAAGATTGCTGCGGAAGTTACTGCTTTTGCAGAGAGCCAAAGCCTGACAGAAGACGCTTACTGGGGCTTTATGCGAGCCGTTGGAGTGATTAGGGAAAAGATTTGGCACAACCCTGCTTGCCCTTGCTCCCTTTGCGGAGGTGCAAAATGAGTTACTGGCGCGGATCTGGAGTGGATTCCCAGTTTTACAGTATGAACTTGGTTTGCTGGCAATGCTCAGGAGATTACCTTGCAGAGTTTGACGCTGAAGGCCCTTCTGCCGACATTGACTGGAAGTGCGAAAAATGCGGATACGAGAACTCTCAGGAGGTAGAGCTATGAGTTACGAAGGCTGGAAAAATCGCTCGACTTGGAATGTGAGCCTTTGGCTTAACAACGAGTATTCAATCTATACAGAAGCCGTTGCCTTTATGAAGGATTACAAAGGCAAGCGCCCTTACATAGATTTTTGCACAGATTCCGGGCTGGACACGCAAAGAACGCCCGACAACATTAAGTGGATCAGCGGAGAGCTTGATTACGAAGCGTTGGACGAGATGATGAACGAGTTGGTCGAAGATCTTTCTCCTTGCACAAGGTGTGAAAGAAAAGAAAAATCTGAGGAATTGACTTCTTACGGCGACTGGCAACTTTGCGAAACTTGTGCAGGTGAAATGTAATGAGCGACTGCTTCTGCTTCAGAAAGTATCAGTGCCTCGCTTGCGAGCGCAACGAAGGCAAGGCTCAGCCAACGCCTAGAACTCAGCCCAACAGAAAAGTGGCTCAATGCGGAACCAGAGCAGGATACGCCCGACACCTGAAGCAAGGAGAGCCAACCTGCGCAGAATGCAAGGCAGCGCAATCCTTGGCAGTTTCAGCCTATAACCAAAAAAGGAGATTCGCGTGAGCATTCGAGAAGCAATCCAAGCCGAGCGAGAAGAAATCGTCAAAGCTATTGAGCACTCAAATAACCTTCTGTTCAAAGCCCTAGGGCTATCAGAAGAACCAACTGAATAATTACTGAAGAGGCGTCAAAGCGGGTTTATTCATTTCCTGCCAAGACTGGTCAAGACGCTCCCTAGCCGAGCCAGATCTGCGCCACCGAATCGGCTCCCGACTACCGTTCTAGTTGGGAGCCAGATTCGGCATTACGGGTATAATTCTCAGACCAAACTCTTCTCTGAAAGGGGAACAAGAATGGAAAGCAACGACAAAATGATTCAACGCTGCACCGGTTGTGGCGCTCAGATTTACGGAATTACTATCTGCGCCTATTGTGGCGGAAAGAAGGGCTGATCCGATACGGCTCAGAGCTAGAGTCCTTGTAATTGCCATAGCGGTAGGACTCGGCTTATCTATAAGTTGCGCGCAGGCCCAAGCGCCTCTCGCAACAAAAGCTATGAAAATGACTCCAAAAGAGATTGCTCACCAAAGCGTAATGGCGCAATGGGGAAGCAAGAAGGAGTTCGCTTGCCTTGACCAGCTCATTCACCACGAAAGTCGCTGGAATCCTCTGGCGCACAACAAATCCTCCGGGGCTTTTGGGCTTTTTCAGTTCTTGCCTTCGACTTGGGGCAATTACAAATACCCTTACAAGCCGAAAGATCCAAAAATCCAGATTAAGGCAGGGCTGAGATACATTTACAAGCGCTACGACACGCCTTGTAATGCTTGGGCGTTTTGGCAACGCCAAGCCCAAAAGGGAAACCCTTGGTACTAGGATTCACTTATGGACAAAAAGATTGCTCAGAAAGTCATTGAGCGCGCTGGGGGCTATTGCGAGAAATGCGGAGGCGTTCTCTCTGACGCTTACAATCTCCACCACCGAAAGCTCAAATCTAGGGGCGGCAAGGATCAGGTTTCGAACTTAATTGCCGTCCACAATTCTTGCCACATTCAGCAAAAGGATTCAATCCACGACAATCCTGAAGAATCTGAGCGTATGGGATTTATGGTTCCGTCTTGGGCCAGGCCCGACGAGCACCCTCTGATTAGACCAGACGGCTCTATCGTATTACTATTAGACGACGGAAGCTACAAATTACTAGAGAAGGCGAAGTAAATGGCACAAATTACGGTTCAGGGCAACATTGGCAAAGACCCAGAGATTAAGTTCTCCGGCGATCTTGGAATTACAAAGTTTTCAGTTGCAGAAACTCCGCGCACAAAGAATAAAGTTACGGGGCAATGGGAAGACGGCGAAACAATTTGGTTCAATGTTGTGGTCTTCGGATCACAAGCGGAAACTGTTGTAGATAACTACGCAAAGGGCGATACGGTTCTCATAATTGGCAAGTTCCGCCAGTCAAATTACAAAGATAAGAACGGCGAAGAGAAAACCTCGCTTGAAATCAACGCAGAATCTATTGCCAAGGTAGCTCGCTCAGGAAAGAGCAAGCCAGCGCCAAAAGAAGAGGTTGCGCCGTGGTAGAGAATGAAATGTCCTCCCAAGAGGTCGCGGACTACCTTGGAATTACTATCAACAACCTTCGACAGATTCAGCACAGAGGAACCTTGAAGTGGAAGCGCCGGGAATGGCGAAATGTTTTCTATTCTACCGAAGAGGTAACCGCTTATGCTGCCAAGCGAGAGGCACGTAAGCACCGCTAGTCTTCGTGCATGACCGTTGTAATAACTGAAGAGGTAACAGTCGAAGATCTCGACGAGGCTATGAAGCACATACAGACGCTTCTGGCTGACGACCGCTTGAAACCGCAACGCAGAAATCTTTTACTGGAAACTCTTGACGACTTATTAGATGAGCGTTTGAAACTGGCGGACATAAAACCCCAGTGATAAAGTAATGCAAGGAGGCAAACGTGGAAATTAAAACTGTAAAGCTTGAAGAAATTAAGCCAGATCCGAACAATGCTCGCAAACATTCGGAGAAAAACCTTGCAGCTATTTCTGCCAGCCTTGACGCATTCGGACAAAGAAAGCCGATTGTTATTCATAACGGCGTAATCATTGCAGGTAACGGAACTTATGAAGCAGCCAAAGGCTTAAAGTGGAAAGAGATTGCAGTGGTTGAAGTTCCTGAAGATTGGGATACCGACAAGGCAAAGGCTTTCGCGCTCGCAGATAATCGCTCGGCAGAATTAGCGGAGTGGGACGAAGCAATCCTCGCAACGCAACTTGTAGATCTTGAAGAAATGGCGTGGGACATTAAAGAGCTTGGCTTTGAGAAGATTCTTCAAGCAAGCGCTGACGATTGGGCAGACGCATTCGATAAGACCGCAAAGGAACAATCCCAATTCCAGCAAGTAACTTTTACTCTTAGCCACGAGCAAGTCCAAACAGTGAACGAAGCGATTAGCGCTTCAGTTGCCCTTGGAGAGTTCCCGGAATCGGATAACACAAACCGTAATGGGAATGCCCTTACAAGAATGGCTGAAATCTTTTTGGGAACTCAGGTATGAGCGCCAAAGACATAGTCTTAAAACCAATTACCTCAGCCGAGGCGAACGCTCTTGTGCGCAAGATTCATTACAGTAAGAAAGTTGCTCCTAACTCACAGATCCACATAGGCGTTTTCTATAACGGCAAGCTAGAGGGAGCGCTCCAGTTCGGCCCTTCTATGGATAAGCGCAAGACTCAGGGTCTAGTCGCTGGAACTCCTTGGAATGGCTTTGTCGAACTTAATCGAATGGCATTCAGCGACGCTCTGCCTCGCAACTCTGAATCTCGCGCAATAGGAGTTGCTCTTAAAATGCTCAAAAAGCACGCTCCTCACTTGGAGTGGGTAATCTCATTCGCAGACGGGACTCAATGTGGCGACGGAACTATCTACCGCGCTTCTGGCTTTGTGCTTACTCAGATCAACCGCAACAAGACGATTTGGCGCTTGCCAGACGGGGAATACGCGGCAGACATAAACTTCACCACAGGAGTATCTTCGGAGCTTCAGAAAAAGTGGGGAAAGACAGGAACAGAATCAAGCCACAAGTTCCTGAGCAGTATCGGTGCTGAAAAAGCGGAAGGGTTTCAACTGAGGTATGTTTATTTCCTGAAGCCCGAAGCAAGAAAGCGTCTTACAGTCGCAGAGATTCCTTTCTCTGAGATTGAAAGAGCCGGGGCAAAAATGTATCTAGGTTCACGCGGTGGAAGTGTAGAAAGCGACACGTCTGGCTCCCTGCCAGAAGAGGGCAGTGCAAATCTGACCCCACTGCTCCAACCTCATACCCAAGAATCGTAATGCGACTATGCAAGAAAACGATACGCAAGTAATTTCACTAGATCCTGAACTCTTCGAGAAAGAGCGTCAGGTTGTGGCTTATCGCCAAGGCGGAGCAACTTTTGACCAGATAGCGCGGAAGCTCGGATACTCAAATGAATCTGGAGCCAGAGCTGCCTTTCGCCGAGCAATGGAGCGCGTTAGGGACGACGCAATCAACTCTGAAATGCGCGAGCTTCATAGGCAAAGGCTGGAGATAGCGCTCAAAGCAATCTGGCCCCAAATCCTCCAAGGCGACTTCGAGGCGATTAAGCTAATGCTCAAAATCTTAGAACGCGACGCAAAATTGTTCGGCATAGACGCCCCAATAAAAACTGAAGTGGAGGTAACTAGTTATGACGGAAACCTTTTACGACAGAGAACACGCGAAATTGTCCAAGCTGTACGAGAGATTGCAGGACAGGAGGATTCTCTGGGAGAACGATCTGGCGAGGCCGGAACAGTTACCCAATGAGGACGAGGCTTGGACGACTTGGCTCTATCTCGCCGGGCGTGGAGCAGGAAAGACCAGAACTGCCGCTGAATGGATTGCGTGGCAAGCGATCACGCAAAGAGATACAAGGTGGGCAGTTATCGCCCCAACCTTCGGCGACGTTCGAGATACTTGTGCAGAGGGTGAGTCAGGCTTGCTCCCCATTCTTCGTCAGTATGGCGTTCTCGATTATTACAACCGCTCTATTGGGGAAATCAAGCTCGTCAATGGGAGCAGAATCAAGCTCTTCTCAGCCGACGAGCCAGATCGCCTCAGAGGCCCTCAACACCACGGAGCGTGGTGCGACGAGCTAGCCGCTTGGCGCTATGAAGATACCTACGACCAGCTCCAGTTCGGCCTCCGGCTTGGCGACCACCCCCGGACTGTGATCACAACGACCCCTAAGCCTGTGCCTCTTATCCGCAAGCTCAACTCCAGAGATGACGGCTCTGTCGTGGTCGTGCGAGGCTCAACTTTTGACAATGCAGCCAACCTTGCGCCCCAAGCCCTTATCGAATTACAAGCGCGCTACAACGGCACTCGCCTTGGAAGGCAGGAGTTATACGGGGAGATTCTGGAGGACGTCGAAGGAGCGCTCTGGACTCGTGGGCTAATCGAGCGCAATCGCGTGGGGGAAATCCCTCCTCTTTCTCGGATTACTGTTTCCATAGATCCAGCCGTAACCAATACGCAAGCCTCAGACGAAACAGGAATCGTTGTCTGTGGAGCCGACGCAAGAGGATTCGGCTATGTCTTGGCAGATTACTCCTTCAAGGGAAGCCCTCTTGACTGGGCGCGCAAGGCAGTAGAAGTCTTCAAGGAATGGAAAGCAGATTCAATCTTGGTCGAAGTCAATCAAGGAGGGGACATGGTGAGTGCAGTCTTGCGCCAAGTCGACGCAACTTTGCCGATTCGAGAAGTGCGAGTCCACGTCGGAAAGAAACTCAGAGCCGAGCCGGTTGCTGCAATGTATGAGCAGGGCAGAATCAAGCACGTCGGAGCCTTCGACAAACTGGAAGAACAAATGACCCTCTGGACTCCTGAAAGCTCAGACTCTCCAGATCGCCTTGACGCTATGGTGCAGGGATTCAGCGACCTTCTAGGAACTGCCAACATTTCCAATTACTTTAACGCGATTGCTAACTTTTGCGCAAAATGTAATCTCCCTATGCCTAAGTCCCAAAGCCATTGCTCCAAGTGCGGTTCTGTTATGATTCAGTCTGAGTCTTAAAGGAGAAAAAAATGGCACTTGTCCAGCAAAATCCAATCGTTACAACCGCTGCTGCGAAGCTCTTTCAGCTTCCAAATGGTGTGCAATACACAACGGTAACTATTTACAACGGATCTGCTTCGCCTATTTATGTCGGCGGATCTAGCGTTGCAACTTCTGGAGCAACAAAGGGCGCAACAATCGCTGCTGCTTCTAGCTTGGTAATCTGCCTTAATGCAAACGACGCTCTTTGGGCTATTGCAGGTAGCGCAACTTCAGCAGGAGATGTAGTAGTTCTTTTCTCTGGTATCTAAATGCGTCGCGCTATCTTTGGAGCAGTCGCTCAGCCAGCCGGAGGTTCTTCTGTAATTTCCGCTGACGTTTTAATTGTTGCCGGTGGTGGTGGAGGCGGATCTCAATACGGTCAAGCAGGTGGCGGTGGAGCTGGCGGACTTATTGGATTGTCGGCTTTCTCTTTATCTGATCCAACTTATACAATCACCATTGGATCAGGAGGAGCAACTCTTACAACGCAGAATGGCCCTAACGGAAGCAACGGTTCAAACAGTGCTTTCAGTTCTTCTACTGCAATAGGCGGTGGAGGCGGAGCTTCTTATCGTAACAATGGTCAGTCTGGGCAGAATGGTTCAAGCGGCGGATCTGGAGGCGGAGGCGGAGCTTCTTCTACGGGATCTAGCGGTGGAACAGGCGGAGCAGGAACGGCAGGCCAAGGCTTCGCTGGCGGAAATGGATTCGGCCCTTCTACTTGGGGTGGAGGCGGCGGAGGAGGCGCAACTGCCGTAGGAACCAACGCCATAGGCGGAGCGAGCTATCTTGGAGGCAATGGCGGAGCAGGATCTTCTGCGTATTCAGCGTGGGGCTTGGCGACTAGCTCTGGACAAAATGTAAGCGGAACCTATTGGTTTGCTGGAGGCGGCGGAGGCAATGACGGAAACGGCTCAACCCAAGGAATGCCCGGAAATGGAAACGGCGCAGCTAATACTGGCGGTGGAGGAGGCGGTCAAGGCAATGGCAACTCAGGTATTGTAATTATTCGCTACGCAGATTCGAAACCGGATCTCACAACAATCGCTGCTGGATTAACTTATACTCGGTATGTAACAGGCGGATACAAATACTATAAATTTACCGCTGGAACAGGATTGGTGACTGTCTAATGGCGCACTACGCATTTCTTGACGAGAATAATCTGGTGGTTGAAGTCATTACTGGACGAAATGAAACAGAAGTTATTGAAGGAATCTCGGACTGGGAAAAGTATTACGGGGAGTTCAGAAATCAGAAGTGCCTTCGAACTTCATACAATGGGCGCATTCGGAAGAACTTTGCAGCAGTTGGATACTATTATGACGAAGAGCTTGACGCATTCATAGCGCCAAAACCTTTTGATTCTTGGACGCTTGATTCCAAAGCACAGTGGCAAGCGCCAAAGCCTTATCCAAAAGACAAAAAGATTTACTTCTGGAATGAAGAGAACCTCAACTGGGATCTGGCGGAATAAAATGGCAGTCACATACAATTC